TTTGCAACCTAGATATTTGATTAGTAATGTATGTATCAGCAATATATTCACCATAAGCATCGACCATTGTTTCGCGGCTCATGGAAAGCATGACTTGAGCTAATTCTACTAAATCAACTCCTCTTTCAGCTTGTTCTTGAATAAAGTTTCTTGTTTCATCTATAATCTTTTGGACTCTTAACTCTGTTTTTTTATCGATCATATCTATAATGTAGTATGGATTACTTCTTTTTACTACTTTTCTTTTCGACATTTTTAATTGTACCTTTGTTCTTAGAAGCATAGAATACTTGCTCTCCTTTTTTCTTTCCGTATTCCTTCTTCATAGACTTCATGATCTTTTTACCTTTGTCTGTTAATGGCATCTCTACTCCTTTGGTTTAATGTCGATGTTGTCATTTTGTCGTACTGAACTTCTGCACGTTTATCTGCAATGTCATAATCCTTTTGTATTCTTGCTTGATCGATAGCAGTTTTCTGTCTTAACTTTTCTGCATCTAACTGTATGCGAGCCTGGTCCATTTGAGAATCCATTTGATCTTTCATTGCAGCTTGTTGTAACTCTTGTTGCTTTAATTGTACTACAGGGTCAGGTTGACCTGCACCAGACATCTGTTGAGAAACTTGTTTTAACTCTCCCATAAACTGTGCTTCTAATCTTGCTACAACCTGTGGGACCTGTTCTTCTTGTACTTGTCCTTGATCTACTAAGAAAGCTGCTTGTTCTTTTGCTTTTAAAGATACATGTTCTAAAATGTGTTTTTGTAATTTCATTGCCATGGGAGGATTAGCCAGAATCATTTGATTAGTTCCAAAAATTAAATGGTTTTGGATATGGGCATCATGATCTTGTCCTTCATAAGCTCTCATTAAATTTCCATCTAATAAATCTGCATGTTCCATAGCCGGATCTTTTGGCTCTACTGGAGTATCTTTTCTTAAAATCTCATCAATATCTTTAACCCCTAAAGCTTCATACATTCTTCGATAAGCTTCTTTCATGTTATGCAAGTCAGGAGCACTTTGTGCTAGTTGTAATTCTGTTTGAGCTAAAGTAACTCTTTGTGCGGTAGAGAATATGTTTGGATCAGATACTGGTAAAACATCTAAACTTTGATCAAAGTCTTCTGCTTTAATTGTACGATCAGCACCTTCCACAGAATATGGATATGTTTCGGGTAAGTAATCGGCAAATACTTTGTAAAGTAATTTAAATTCTTTTTTCTGAGAATAATAACAACGCTTATGAATTGCTGACATGATTCTTGAACCACGCTCCAATAAAGCGATCGTTGTTCCTACAGGAGCGTTTTGATTTGCATCGCCCACTTGCATATCTGCGATGCTCGCGAATCGCTGACCGGCTTGGACAACAAAACCTAAAAGACTGTAAAGAGTTTGTGATGGCTCTTTGTAAGGAAGAGGCATAAAAGAATTTCTAAGATCACCATTCGGTGCATCAATATCTCTAAACTCTCCTGGTTGTAAAGGATCAGCATCATCTCTCATTCTAATTCCACGAGATTTAAATCCTGCTGGTAAGTTGGATAAAGTACCTGCGTCTAATAACTGTCTTAAGATATCTGTAGCAGTTCTAGATAATCCACCAATTAAATGAATTAAACCAAAACCATAAAAACCTAAACCTGGTAAAAATTTGTACTGAACAAAATATTGTTTCTTTATTTTCTTCGGGTCATCTTTGTCATAGTTTCTTCTAATACCTACGATCTGACTAGATCCTTCTTCAATAGTTACGATATAAGGAATTTTAATTCCTGTCATTTCACCGGACTCATCTTTGTCTTCAAAATCTCTTAAATCGATAGAAGTATGGAACTCATAAAGCTTCACTACCTTATCTGCGTATCCAGGTTTTACTCCATCAAGTGAGTCGTACTTTTTCTGTACTTCATTATCTTTAATCTCTTGAGGTAAGATATCTATATCTTTATAAAATCCAGAAACTTGTTTTTTTCTAAAATCATTGTAACTCATATTGATCACATGACAGATACGTTCACAGTTATCTAGATCAGTGGCCATATAGTTAACGACTAATTCTTCTGCTGGTACAAACTTGGATACAGGTCTGTCCATCAACTCATCGTAATAAACTTTTTTAAATGTTGATCCTGCTAAAGGTAAATAAAATAACATTTGATCATACTCAGGAGTATAATCTTCCATTTTATTCATTAACTGAAAATTCATAAACTCTTGAACACGTCCTGCTCTTGCATACTTCTCCGGAGTTTCATTTCCCATAACAATAGTTCTGACAGGACCACCTGCGGGTAGTAACTCTTTAAACGCTGTAGCTTGGAATTGTGTTGCACTCTCTGCTAGTAGAGGGTGTGTCGCGGAACTCGCTCCGCGGAACGGGTTTGTTCTCTCTTCGTATTTGATACCAAGTAATCCTAAACCTTTAATGTAAGAGTCTTCCCATTCTTTTCTAGAAGATTTGTCATTTTCAAAGTCTGCCATTAACTCATCAGAAAGTTCCATTAGATCTCTCTCGTCAATAACTTCTGCTAAGTTAGAATAAAATTCAATTTCAGGTAAAGCTTCTCTTGGATCAAAATCAAGGATTGCTCCTCCCTCTTCATCCATTTCAATTTCTAAACCTTCAGGAGTAGGAATTGGCTGACCATCGATTTCGACTTCAGTTTCCGATTTGATTATTTCCAACTCAGGTTTACCTGTTTGATATAATCCTTTGTCTATATTATCTGCCATTGTTTAAAGGTCTCGTTAAGTAATTTATATCAACTAATCCACCATTTACAAGTGAAGGTATTTCAGGCAAAGAAATAACCCCTCCACGTTTTTTAGAAGTTACTTCTTGTCCTCTTGCTTTTCCGATTTGCGATCCGAAGAGGTCCGTAAGTTCTTTGAGGTAATTATTGATATCGGACCAGCTTTTAAGCGGCGTAACTGTTCCGGCTTCGTCACTAAAATAGGTTTTAAAACTTTCACCATTTTTATCTTTGCTCCAATCGTTTCTTAATTTCTCTAATTCTACTTCTGTTATATACGGTTGTACAGTAAAATCAAGATCTTTAGTAAACTCAGAAAATTGATTTGTTAAAAAATCTTGCATATAAGGTAATACGTCAATTTTTTTTATCTTTTTTTCTTTAACAGCCTGACTAATAGCATCTTTGTCTATAATAATTCTAATACCTACATTTCCATCTAAATCTACTATTGGCTGATATCCTCTAAAAAGTCCATTAGCATCATTTTGAACAAAAAACTCAAAAAATTGTTTTAAAGTATCACTGTCTCTTAGATTATCCGTTCCCTCTTCAAAAAGATCCACACCATAGTTCTTAGGGTTCTTTGTCAATTCTTTACTGCTGTTTACCCACACCTCTGTTTGATTTAAAAGATAACCCAACATCGCTCCTGCTTTTTTAGCATTTTCTTTAGAAGCAAAAGTTTGTTGGACAGTGGAAGGATTTTGATAAAGTTCCCATCCACCTGTGCCGTGAACAACACCAGAAAAATCTGTTCCAAAGGTTTCATTCACCATTTCAATGGCTCTTTCTGTTACTATGTTATTTATTTTTTCTTTTTCAAATGTATCTAAATTTTCATAAGCTTCTCCAAATTGAGTAGCCCATGGAGATCCCTCACCAGGGGCTACTTCCATCGAAAGTCTTCTTAAGTTTCTTTCTAAGGCCATTGTAATATCTCCACTAGTACCTAAGTCACCATACAAATCTGTTAAGTTCATCCATCCAATCGCTTGGATCTCTGCGGGAAGCCAATCAGATTTACCTAACCAATTTATCTCATTTAAATGTTTGGTTAACTCATTACCAAACACCGCTCTGTTCTCATATTTGGTTCCAGTAATTCCTCCTTGACCAAAATCTATTTTGACATTATCAGGAATTTCATAACCTAATTTTCTTAACTTGTTTAAATACGTTTCATCAACTAATCCTGTGTCTCTAGCTGTGTGTACGTCTACTACAAAAGGCATTCCTCCCGCTTCGTCATTACCCATAAATGATCTAGTAGTCTTCCCTGTACCTGCATCAATAAAGTCTGAAATTTTTGCTCCTATGCCTCTATCGGATACTTTTCCATAAATAATATTTTTAATATTGTTAGTAGGATCTGGTAAAGATTTTCCTTTGACTTCCTCAAAAGGAACTCCTTGTTTGTATTGTTCGTATATATACAAAACATTCGTTAAAGCATTTGTAGGCGACTCATTAATTTGTCCTGATAACCACGCATTGACTAGTTTGTTTCTTTCTTTTTCATCTTTTGCCCCTACTCGATCAAATTCTGAATATATTTTTTTATACCAATTAGCTGCCTTCATAATATCTTTTTCTGACATACTATTTTCAACTCTTTCTCTCCAGTCATCAAAAGTAATATTACCAATTGCAATATCCGGTAAAGCAGTTCCGGCAGGAGCTTCTAAAACAATTCTCTCGTTTTGAGGCCCACCAGGGTAAGTAGTTATTTTTCCTTCTTCCAATTTTTTTAATCGATCAGTATGTAATCTTATATTGTTATCTGTTTTCTCTTTAGGAAAAGAAATTCCTTGTCCACTTACATCTGTAGGTTCGTCAAGAGTCATAATTAAATCAGAAAATTTTTGTTCAGGAACAGCTGTAAATCCAACATCCTCCACTTTAGTTTTTTCTTCAGGAACATCCGGAGTAATTAAGGGTTCTGATATAGGGGGAGCTTCGGGTGTGCTGACTATATCCGGAATAGTCATTTCAGGTGGAAGAAAAATTTTTCTATTTAACTCTTCGTTAAATTTTCTCTCTGCTTCAATCTCAGATTCTTTAGGAGCATAAACTTCTCCCGAAGGAGTTGTCTGCATTTCATTGATAGCCCCTACCACAGGTGAAGCTGTAAAATTAACTATAGTATCATAAACATCATCAAGAGAAATATTTCCTGTAGATAATTGATTTTCAATTTCACTAGCTTGTTGAGCTCCTACAGCACCCACGAGCAGCGTTCCGAGGACATTGGGATTCTGTAAAGCCTTAATAGCTAAAGGTCTTGCTAAATTTAAAAAGGCTCCTAGCATTACTTATCCAAACATAATCCGTTGTCCAAAACTATTTT